CTACACAAACCGGATAGCAAACCGCCTATGGCTTGCCGAAGAACAGTACCTCATGCTGGCCGGTGAACGGGTAAGGCGGATACAGGCTATGTCCCCCGAAGAGCTCCGGGCGTACCTCCACTCACAGCAAGGCCCCGCCGACCTGAACGCTGACATAAGGAGGGCCAACCGCAGGCTTGACCTGGCGCACCGGGCAAACGAAAGAGACCTTGAACGCCTGTTCAATACCGCCGTCACGCTCAGTTACACCGAAGGAGCGGATCTTGCTGCCCGAAAGGGCGCAGCGCTTCCGCCCCTGGAAACGTTCAGGGCAAGGGCTGGTTATATGCTCATGGCCGCCATCGGGCGATACAGGCATATGGCGAAAAGCGGGGCCGTGGGTACTGACTATCGGAATACCATCGGTAAAATGACACGCCTGATAGCCATGCAGGGCGCGGACTTACCCAGCGTGATGCGGAAAACGATACGAGAGCTTGCTCAACAGGGGATAAGCACCATCAGCTACGCAAGCGGGCGTAAAATGCGGATGGATTCAGCGGTGCGCAGGGACTTGGTAGGCGAGTTTACCGGCATTGTCCAGGACATCCAAAAACAGATAGCTACGGAGATAGGCGCGGACGGATGGGAGCTTTCGGCGCATCAACATTCAGCGCCGGATCACGAAGACGCACAGGGCCACGTTTTCACCAACAGCGAATACGGGAAACTGCAAAACCTTGAAAAAGCGGTTGATATTGACGGCGCGGTTCACTATCTGGAAGGGCGTCCTATTGGATACTGGAATTGCCGGCATATCGCCTACCCGTTTGTGATCGGGGTAAGCCAGCGGTCACATTCCCCGGAAGAATTGGCCCAGATAAAAAAGCGTAATGCCGACGGCGTAATGTGGAACGGGCGAAAACTGACTTTGTACGAAGCCGAACAACAACAGCGGAAACTTGAAACTGCAATGAGGCGGGAGCGGGAAAACCTGAGCTTGCTTGCCACGGTTAAAGACACTGACCCATTGATGCGGGGATACTGGCGGCAAAGTAAAAATCGGATTGCTGGTTTACGGCGGGAGTATCAGCGATTAGGGGCGGTAGTGCGGCCCCATGGGTTAAGGATGAAGCCTGAGCGGAGCTACTTACCGAGGGTGACGGTTAGGGTTTAGATTTCTTCGGGCGACCTTTTCCGGGAGTTTTCTTAATATCATCAAACGCCGCTTGGTCATAAATCGCTTCATACGATATAGGTTTATGACCACGGCGTAACAGGCGCATTTCCACGGTTTTTCTTGCAAGCCCTAACTCCTGCGCCATCTCTGATATTGTCATTCCCTTCATGCTCCAATTATCGGTAAATCTTGTAAAAAGTAGACATAATTCTACATTTCCTATTGACATATTGTAGGTGTAATTCTACAATAAAATAATACCTGGAGAAAGCAGATGCGTGAACATTTGTTCAGAGGGAAAACCAGACAGGAGGTAAATAAACGTGTTACAGGTTATAAAGCAGAGAAAGTACATACAGGATTTCATTGACTTCACGAGATCATTTTTGCTGACCGAACAGGTAACGATTGACGAGTTAAACCTTGTAAAGACGAATCTGGACATTCTGAACAAAAGAATAGCCGACTATGGGGAGACAAAAATCGGCGGCGAGGATTGCAAAGAACTGGGCAAACAAGGGCAAGGGGTATAAAGCCATGCATGAAAAAACAAAAAGCTGTATATCCTGCAAGAAACTGCTCTTTCCCTTTTCCCGTCCTACGCCTGAGACGCTGACGGTTCGCTGTTTGGACAAAGACGGAAAGGAGCGCTTCAAAGAGTTCCCCTTCGGAGATAGTGACACGGGCGTTATCTGCTGTGATGAGTTCGAGGACAAGGAATCAACCAAAGCGAGTGATGGAGGCTAACGATTGCCGAAAGGTGACGCACCCGGCCAACTGCTCTTCGACTTCGCAATGGGAGAGGCAGTACCGCAAGATACCAACTCGGTAATCCTGTTCCACCTCCCCCGCGACGCCAAAGAGACTTTCGCCGGTATTGCCAGAAAGCAAGGGCTTTCACTGACCCGACTGCTGAATGATTTAATCGGCGGTTATATAACAGCGCAGACCCCGCCAGAGCCGAAAAAGAAAACGGGTCGGGGCAATGTTGATACCGTCCAGGCTGAAAAAGCAAAGGAACTGTTCAGGTCAATGCACCCGCAAGGGGTCAGGCAAAAAGACGTTGCCAACTATGTCGGGTGTTCAATATCACGGGCAGCCCGGTTGATTGACAGGTTTTCAGGCCGGACAGACGGCAGGGGGTGCGACTTTACCGTGTATGAGGATGATTTTGCAAAGCCAACGCTGTTTTATATAAGCAAGGANACNGAGGCAACAGGCAACGATAAGCGCCCGGCTGATTGGGCGTATAAANNANAGGAGNCATACGGATGATTAAGCTATTGCGATTTCTCATTACCGGCGAGTGGAATAAGCCCCCGCACGAACACAAATGGCAGATTGAAGATCAACATGAGGTATTTAATCAAGATAAACGAAAGAAGAACGTTACTGGGATTATCTACATTCTGAAATGCGCAAAATGTGGAGAGATGAAGGAATTTACCGTCGATGCCAATCAGCATAATTCAAGTACAAATTAGACATCCGCATTAAAAAATCACAAAACCGCTTGACATTCCGCGAAAAACTTCCCGCTTAATATCGTTTATTTTTTTTCAATCATTACAATTATCTTTAACCATTAGCGCATAAGCCTCCGGGGGAGCGGCGCACGTCGGGGACGGATGGAAAAAACAACGGTTTCCAGCGCGGGGCGCAAGATCGGGGATCGGAAACTGCACAAGGAGATATGCAATGCCAATGAATAAGGAATTCCTGGCTGGTTTTTTTGAGGGCGTGGAAAACGCGGATGAACGGATTGAAAAAATCCTGAAAGAACATGAAGCGGATACCACCGGCATAAAGGTCAACCGGGACAGCGTGCTGAAAGAAAACAAGGACTTCAAAGAGCGGATTGAAAAGTCTACTCAGGAGCGGGAAACCGAGAAATCGGCCTTTCAGAAGCGCATCGAGGAGCTTGAGGCGAAAGTTAAAGCCGCCGGAAGCGATGAAGCCAAAGCCTGGTATGAGTCTGAAATCAAGAAATTTCAGGACATGCACACGGCCAAGCTTGCTGACCATGAAAAGGCAGCTGTGAAAAGCAAGGCCGAATTTGAAGAGCTTTACGCCAAATACCTTGGCACTTTGGAAAGCGCCGAGCTTGACAAGGCAATGGACGGCGTACAGGGCTTTGACCGGAGCAAGGCGGGCATTTTCCGCAGCCTGTTTAAGGACAGGTTCAAGTTTAGTTTCAAGGAAGTTGACGGCGCTCAAAAGCTGCTTGGCGATGACTATCGGAGCATTGCAGATACGGTAAACGCATTTGTTGGCACTGACGAGGGAAAATTCTTTGTCAATGTCACTAGCTCAGGCGGCGGGGCACCAGGATCAACCTCCGCAAAGCCGACAGTCGCGAATCCGTTCATGAAAGGCAAAAACTGGAATCTTACTGAACAGGGACGGATTTTTAAAGAAGACCCCGCGCGCGCCGGAAGGCTAAAGAAGGAAGCGGAGGAAGCCTCAAGCTGAGGCTGAAAACAATCATAGGAGTAATTTTTATGGCTACATTATTGTCTGATGTTATTGTACCCGAAGTCTTTGATCCGTACATGATCCAGAGAACCGAGGAAAAATCTGAATTGCGGGCCGCTGGAATAATAGGGATTGTCCCCGGCCTGAATGTCCCCGGCGGCGGCGCNACTGTGAATATGCCGCANTGGAACGATCTCACTGGCGATGACGAAGTCATGTCCGATGAAAGGGAGCTTGTTCCTGGAAAGATACAGGCCGGGCTTGATATTGCTACCGTACTCATAAGGGCAAAAGCATGGGGAGCTAACGAGCTGGCAAGCGCGTTGGCTGGCGATGACGCTCTGATGGCGATAGGCGAACTTGCCTCTGATTTCTGGGTAAGATCGGAGCAACGGACGTTGATTTCAATACTTACAGGCGTGTTTGGCTCCCCGTCCATGTCCGGCAACATGCTTGATTTGCCTGACGAGACGGTCAGCAGGGATTTGCTTATTGACGCTATCAGTCTTCTTGGGGACAGCTCTGAGAATCTTACTGGCATGGTGTGCCATTCGGCGGTCAGGTCTGACCTTGCCAAGAAAGAAGTGCTGGACGCAAGGGTAAACGTGGGCGACACAAACACAGCGCCTGAATTCCAGTCCTTTCTTGGCAGACGGGTTATAGCCGATGACGGCTGCCCTGTGGAGACTTTGGCAGGCGGAGCGAAGGTCTATACTACTTACCTGTTCGGAAATGCGGCGATAGGCTTTGCGCCGGGAAATGGGGTAACTCCGAGCGAGACTGAGCGCAAAGCCCTTGCCCATAAAGACTTTCTTGTAACCAGGCGGCACTTTATCCTCCACCCCAGAGGGGTTAAATGGGTTGGAAAAAACCGCACTGCGGAAAACCCAACGCCGGGAAACGCCGAGCTTGCCGACGGCGAAAACTGGGAACGGGTATGGGAACCCAAAGCAATCCGCATCGCCGTGCTTAGGCACAGGATAGGTACCGCATGACACGTGATGAATTCAACAAAATGAGGGGGGTAGTGCCTTCCTTATCTA